GTCATGAGTTATCCTATGGTTAGGGTCTATTAGGCCATGTGTGTGTCTTAGGGAAACCAGCTTGCTGTGGTACGTCACGCAGTGCTTGCCTGTACTCTAGCTCACCAGCCTTTGCAGGGTAGTCCGCTAGGCCCATGTAGTCCGTAGCAACTAGAAGTGCGTTACGTCCTGCACGAACACGGTCAGCCAGTGGTACGGGGATGTAGCCTTCTATAGGTTTAGTAACCCACAGTTGCGTCCACACGCCATCAACTTCAGCGTATCCACCATTGTCAATGTACTGCCCCTCATCTACGTTTGGTGCAGCAGGTACGTGAACAACATGAACACCGTAGTCTGTGAGTTCAAGGTCAGTGAGGTTTTGTGGGGCATCTATTGACGGGTTATCACGTTTTAGGTCACGCCATCCATATGGTGCTGCAACACCGTCTACTAATTTAATGTGCATTAGAATGCCTCCGATATGATTTCTATGTCCCAAGAGGTGTTGGTTATTCCCCCGAAGGAGGTACCACTGGCACACTGCCAAGCGTAATTGCTTCGACGCACAGAAGTTGTTGTGGTCGTGGCGGTCACGTTGAACCCAAACCCAGCCTGTCGTTCTATGAACGAGCCACTGTAGTACATTATGTCCCCAATGCTAAAACCAGCGTCAGCTGTTGTGCAAGTAATTCTAAAAGTAACGTGGTCTGGGATAACCCCCAAACCATGCGTGGCTGATACTGTTGCGTTCTGTGCGGGTGCTGTTACCTTAGTTGATACATGACTATTAACAATACCAACATAGGATGTAGCAGTCACTACGTTAAAGGTTGGGCTGTCAGTTGTGGCAAGTCCTTGGTCCAGCAAGTCTAACTTAGCACCATCAACAGCAAGGTCTCGTCCGTCTACTGTACCAGTAGGTGTGATGTTGGTAAACGTAGGGCTATCACTTGCACCTAAACCCAAGTTGCTTCTTGAAGTTGCTGCGTTAGCCACATCGCTAAGGTTGTTAGCTGCAAGCATGTCACCAGAACCTGCCCCACTAGCACCCTTGGCAGCAAGGATAGACCACTTAGCCGCTGATAGGTCAGTAGAGAAGGTTGAGCCTGCTGTGTGTGCCTCTAAGGCAACATAAGTGTTACCTGAGTCAGTTACAACATCATATGCGCTGTAAGAGGTTCCAGTGACCCATGCACCAAGGAAGGTAAATGCTGTAGACAGATTACCAACAAGGGCGTTGTCCAGATACAAAGTGTTGAACTTACCAACACCATTAATAACCTGATTGCCATTTAAGTCTAAGTCACCTTGCATTGAATTAGGTGTACTACCATCAAGCGACAGAGTATTATCAAATGCTGCATCAATGTTGGTGAAGTTGTCGTTAAGTGCTGTACGGCTGTAGTAGCCCGAAGCAATAGTCGTGATTGTAGGGCCTTTAGCCATTTTCTTAATCCTTTACCAGTGGTGGATTGTTGTTGTAGTTTGGTGCTAGTGGAGGGGAATTGAACCCCTAAGTAACTGCGCTACTGACGCCTAGGGTAGCTGTTGTTACCCGCAAACCTGCCACAGCATACTAGTTAGGGAGCAAACCAGCCTCTTTAAGCCGTTGCATGTCTTCTGTTAACCCTTCACGCTCGAAAGCTGTCTGTGCTGTCTCACGGGCCTCTGAGCGCTTCTTACGTGCATCAGTGGTTTGGCCTTTAGGGTTCCAACCTTCTTCGATAAGATACTTGGCAGCAGCGAAGGAGGACTTACCCTCGTTCTTCACTTCGTTTACCACAACACTAAATGCTAGGGCTTTACGACGAACATCTGCTTCTTTACGCCATCTCTCAATGTGTACTACAAGTCTTTTGTCGGAGTTGCGGATTTTATCCCACACCTGCCACGAACCAAAGATATAGTCTGAGAAAGTTATTTCCGTCGGATCATCAACCGCCATAGCGATAAATATCTGAGCGATGGGCATCAAGGGTCTACCCGACGGATGTTCGATAGCCTCTTCCTTCAACGTAAAGATACATGCGTCACTTTGATGATCTAGTTCGTAGAAGAGGGATTTTGTACGGATGACCCCTTGGTCCGTCTTTGTGTAGGAGAAGTCGTAGAGGGCCATGAATGAATTCCTTTATCGTTTGTGTCTATATACGTTAGCTCCCATTAGTGTAATGTAAACTAACTCAAGTCTATAGCAAGGCACTAATCCTATACTACACCATCCTCAACCTTGTTGAGACCTAGAATAATATAAGCTAGTGTTAAGATAACCACCGTTATACTTTGTACGTTAGTTATACTAATAGATAACAAAAAAGAGCTAAAATGTTATGGGTAAGATGAAATAAAGTTTAAATAAGTTGTAATAGGTGGTATAAGTGTGACATAAAGGTCACTATAAGGTCTAAGACTCCTTAGTGTGGTACATAACCTCAGTCACTACGTTCCATCGGGTTGGTAGACCACAACCCTTGTATAGGGCTTAAGCTCATCATCAGTATTCTGTTGTATACTTTACAGGTTGTGGTATAGCTGTGGTATGCTTTTGTATCCTTTTGTGGTCATTAGCTGCGCTTAGCAGCGCTTAGTGTACCCCTACTGCAACACCTTCAAATAGCCAAAGTTATGTTAGAAAATGTTTAGGTGCAATTCTCTTGAATGGACAACCCCCCGACCCCCCTTGGCCCCCCTTCGTGATATTTGTGTCACACATGTATCTCATTTGTCACACTTTACCTGTTACAGTATAACATAACGTGTACCTATGTTAACACTTGTTACATTATATCATTGTTATGGTCAAATACACCCAACCACTACAGCATCCATCCGCTTCCCCTTATCCATATACCTGTAACGCTACCTAACGATTACTAACGTCCCCTAACGCTATGCATATGTGCCCTACTACACACATAGACACGCTACAGCACGGTACTTTTTATTCACTAGTATATAGTACACATACGCACATCATAGTTGTTGTAGGTGTGGTATACATTTGTTTCCCTTTAGTTTCATAGGCTTATCATTTTATTTACATTTATCTTCATTTAGTTGTTGCAATGCTTTGTTGGTATCGTTAGTTATTAATCAACAGCAACGACTAGCTGCTAGCAGACGCCCTTAGGGGACAGCGCGGACCCACTTCAACACCCATAGAGAGGCGCTATGGGAAGGTCGAACCGAAGGGGCGTAAGTAGTAGTGGTTATCATCCCCCGCAAGGGCGATACGAAAGTATGGGTGGTAAAAAGCAAACGATAAACTTACGGCGATTTAATATCGTAAAGGAACTCAATGGTTCTTTTAAAGTATTAAACCAAACAAAGGATACTATCATGACACGTACAATATACCAATCTACAAAGACTAACCTTAAGAACGTCAAGAACGTCAATGGTTACGTAAAGGCTGATGGCACTGAGGTTCGCAAGCATATCCGCAACGGGTTGCAAGTTATTCACAACACATACGGCAAAGGCTTAGTAGATGCTGAAGCATACACAAGCGGTAAGGCCTTTATCAAATATGTGGTTGGTGGTGGTGGTACTCATGGCGGACGTATGTTATCAGTTAGCCGTAAACAATTAATCAAAGGATAAGAACATGTTCAATAAAGTAATATTCGCAATCGACAACAATACAGATTTTCACATTGTAGCAAAGTTTATGCGCCACGTTGATACCGCTAGATCGATGGGGTTGGTTAGTGGTGGCATAGTGATGGCAACAGGCTATTGGGAAGGCGAATTAGAAGCCTCTTACATCATGGACGAAATTGACTACCGCAACGTAGTAGAACCAATGGGGTTCACAAAGAAACAGGTTTGCATTCTTCACGTCCCCGCAGATACACGCCAGCCTTGCACTTTGGAATATGGTGACGACACACCGAACGAAACAATCGGGGCAATGCGTGAGATAAGCAAAGAGGAAGCGCTTGAAGGTTTTGCATGGACATACGTGCAAGAAACCAACAAATACTTTGCAACAGTCTGATGGGTACTAAACCAACAAAGGGGCCAGCGAGCCCCATGCCTTCACACTCGGCCATGATGGCGCGGGTATATGAACAACAACAAACAAAGGATACTATCATGACAAATTCAACAGAATACAACGGCTGGGCTAACAAAGAGACTTGGTTGGTGAATGTGTGGTACATGGACGCAATGCCTGAGTACTTTGCAGAATGTGGGCAATACCATGTGGAAGCAAATGAATTGGAAGAGGATATAACCTACATCTGTGAAGAGGGTGAGCTTATGTCATCCTTGCCAGTTGGGTTACTTAGTGATTTCATTCGGGACAGTTGGTCTGTAGTAGACTGGCACAGCCTTGCGGATCACTTGAACGTTAACCTTAAGAGTATGGAAGAGGAGGCAGCAGCATGACACGCGAACAATTGATTCTAGCAATGGACGCAGGGCTTGACGTTAGGTCGGGTAACGATGGATACAAATGCTATAAGGACACTTGCGGGCAATACCTGAAGACCTTCACACCCAATGACTACACAATTGGGGTTTTCCACAGAGATATGATTGGAATGAATGTTGATCTAGAAAAATGCTACATAAAGGAGGCACTATAATGACCACTACACAAAAGAAAAAGGCCGCACTTAACCAGATGCTGCTAAACCTGATCACAGGGGCCTTGATGGGCCTCCTATTAGGCGCAGCGCTATTCAGTGGGTGGTTGCTATGATGCGTGACCCCGTCTACCTAATCAGCTTTATAATGTTCTGGACAAGCGTCAGTTACCTTACAGTAGTATCAGTGCAAGCCTTGATCCAACACTTAACAAGCAAAGGAAAAGACAAATGAAACTTAAAATCAAAACAGTGGTAGAAATAGCAGGGAAAACGATCAACCCCTTTTGGAAATTCCCCATGTATCTGGTAAATGGCGAATACGTTGCGTCCTCTATCAGCACCCACAATATCGACGGCCTTACATTTTCCCTAGAGGTAGGGGAAGTTGCGGATGTATCACTAAGGGCGCATAATGGCGACCTGTGGATTGCACGTCTAACAACTAAGGAGACAGACAAATGAAAATCATCATCCCACTACTATCATTGCTGTTCGCCTTTATGGTAACGCTTGCCCCGCTTATGATCCTGATTGCAATCATCTTAAAGGTTGTAATGTGGATGGGCTTGTGATGGCCCTATGGGTCTTGGGAATAATCACAATATTCCCACTCATGACACTGATCGGCCTTGGGGTCGTGATGCTAATCACAACAACAACAAAGGACTAATATCATGGATATTCTAAAACTTTACGCACTCGTTGCTGTAGGTCGTGCCTTCTTCACCCCAACGGGAAGAGAAGAGGGGGAATCAAAATTGATTGAACTAGCGTATGACTCTGGTTTTTACTTAGGCCAACCGTTACGCCAACTAGTTGAGTTATTCATCTAAACCACAACAGCAAAGGAATAAACAAATGGACAACTATGTAGACTTTTATGACTTTATCATGGACTTGGCAGAATACGACATTTTGATCCAAGAAACTCAACAACAAGCAAACGAGAACGCACAAATGGAGAACGACCAATGAAGAATACTATCATCACAACAATCGCCCTAACAATCGCAACAGCAACAACAGCAGCCGCACACGCTGGCCCTGAGCAGCACCCACCTGCGTGGGCTTGTGGTGCTAAAGGCTACGTCTTTGAAGGTATCCAAATCGAAGGTGGTATCATCCACCAGCGTTGGTACTGCGATGATGGCCGTAAGACACAGAAAACCATCATGTTCGACACAGGCCCAGACAACTCACCAAGCAACGTAGGTCCTGCTGGTACTAATGGTACTAACGGTACGAATGGTAAGGATGGTACTGATGGCACTGATGGCACTGATGGTGTAGATGGTAAGGACGGCAAGGACGGTAAGCGTGGCAAGCGTGGACCTAAAGGAAAAGATGGAAAGGATAAAGGTAACTGTGGCAACCAAGAGGGCAGTGGTACAGGTACAGGCGGTGGGAACACCTGTGGATGACCCATGCGACCCAATGATGCCACCACCCCAACAACCTAAACCAAAGGAAATACAATGAACAGATTCGTCCGCATCTTATCGCAACTAATACTGATACTATCATCTTTGGCGACCTCCTACACGCTCTTAGCTATCGGTTCTTGGGATCAGTCTCCCTTCGAGCCCATCACGTTGGTTGGCATGACGATAGGCGTAGCGTCAATCACACAGGTGTGGTATACTTTCAAGGACACCATGACAAAGGAAACACAATGACTGGAATAGCAATCGTATTCGGCGTAGTATTCGTAGTGTGGCTTGGTGCTATGCTATGGATCACATTCAACCCAGAAGGATAAAACAAAATGACTACTTATTACATGAACGCAGACGTGAACGAATATACTACCATCGCAGACCACAGCCACCCATCAGATTATCAAGACCTGATCGACACATACTTGGCTGGTGGTGGTAAGATCACTAAGTGTCGCGAAGGGGCACGAACAACCTTCGATAAAATCCCTAGCTACAACATCACACCAGAGGAAGCGGAAGCATCCAAGCTAAAGAAAGGTACATCTTTGTTTGACCAGATCGAATTGAGCAAGGGGAAAGAGTACAACGAAACAGCAGAAGATTTATTTGACAAGCGAGGTCGTTTCTAATGATTACCAAACATGACGTATACGGACGAGTTGAAGTTGATCAGGCCATACTAAATGGCGATGAGGACTTTGTAAAAGTTAAACTATTCAACGGGCGTGACATCTTTCCAACAGATAACTTGGTGGTAGGAAAGGTCGCACTAGAAGACAAAGGAGGCTATAAGCCAAAAGGAAGAACAACTACTATCATCCAAGACTACCTACCGCTAGCCTACAGCGCAGCTTCACAGCACTACAGTGAAGAAGCAGAGTGGGAAGAACTGGTACAAGTAGCGGCTCTTGGGTTGTGTGAAGCAGCAGAACGCCACGACAGCACCCGCAACACATCCTTTGCAGCATTCGCAAAGCCATACATCAGCGGCTACCTAAAGAACTTCTTAAACCCAGAACGTAATGGGAAAATGAATATGGTAGAGCTTTCTGGTGGTGTAGTAGAGGAGATGACCACAGAAGATGTTGTAGATAATGACATGAAAACAGTTATTTACGGGGCAATGGAGTCACTTACGCCCAAGCAAAAGTTTGTCATGGAGATGGTATACATTGAGGGTCACACGCAACAAGAGGTGTCGGAGATGATGGGGATAGAACGAATTGGTGTGCAACAATTAGTGTCAAGAGCTACTGTTGCATTACGGAAACAGTTGGAAGGAGTTTACCAATAGTACGAAGAAAGTTTCGGGGAGGCCATAACAAAAATCCCCAATCCTGTTATCTATTAGTATAACTTAAGTAAGCACTAGGGTAACACCTACAACTACAACCTAATATAAACATAAGGAAGTCTTAAGTATGTCAGAAGTAACTAGACAGCCTTGCCCGAATTGCCCTAGCAGTGATGCTTTCGCTTATAATTCAGTCAAGATGGTTGGAGTGTGTTATTCTTGTGGTAGCGCATATCCAAAGGCGGGTCGTAAATACGATCAGGAAATCCTAGACAAGTACCCCTTAGAGGATAAGGGTTTTAATTCACCAGTGGTGGTAGTAGAGAATCCACCAGAGAGCCTATACAAGTTTGTTCCTATGCGTGGTATCGCACAGGATGTGATGGAGCACTACAACGTCAAGACCCTATGCACTAGGGAAGGCGTACCGATCCAACAAGAATACATCTACCCATCAGGTAGTAAGAAGACACGTAGATTACCTAAGTCTTTCACTGCTGTTGGTAAGATGGATGAGTTGTTTGGGATGAACCTGTTTGTTGCTGGTACATCTAAGATGGTTACTATCACTGAAGGAGAACTTGACGCTATGTCAGCGTGGCAGATGATTGGTCGTGGCTCACGCTACCCAACACCTGTCGTATCACTACCATCAGCTAACCCATCTAAGGCATTCTGGGAGAACGTCATACCGTGGCTAGATAGCTTCGAAAAGATTGTCCTGAGTGTCGATAAGGATGGTGCTGGTGATGAGGTGGCACAGAAGATCAACAACATCTTCCCTAACAAGGTCTACAGGGTCGATCACACGCTCTATAAGGACGCTAACGAGTTCTTACAGGCTAACAAGGCTAGTGAGTACAAGAGCGCGTGGTATAACGCTCAGCGCTTCATGCCTGACAACATCCTACACAGTGCAGATGATCTGCTAGAGTTGTTCGATGATACGCCTGACCACTCCTATGTCCCTACGGGCATCCCAGACTTCGATAAGAAGGCAATGGGGTTGATGCAGGGGCACTTCACAGTGTTCAAGGCACCTACAGGTATTGGTAAGACAGAGCTAATGAGATACCTTGAATGGAACTTCCTACAGCGTGGCGTTACCTTCGCTACGATGCACCTAGAGGAAACTAAGCTACGCTCTGTGCTTGGCTTGGTGTCGTATGACCTCAAGGACAACCTGACCCGCAAGGACTTGGTTGAGGAGAAGGGTAAGACTGATGAAGTACGAGCAAGCATCCAACGACTAGGAGACAGCGAGAACTACTATCAATACTTCATGAAGGATGGTCAGGGTGCTGATGAGTTGATCTCACAGATACGGATGTTCAAGGAAGCATATGGTTGTGACTACGTTATGTTCGAGCCTGTGCAAGATGTTATCTCTGTTGGCTCAGAGCAGAACAAGGAGGGCCTACTAGCTGAGTTAGCTGTTAGGTTGTCTAAGGTTGCAGCAGACCTTAACGTGGGCATCATTACCATCGCCCACACTAATGAGGACAACGAGGTTAAATACTGTAAGATGCTGGGCCAACGTGCCTCTGTTATCATTCGGTTAGATCGAGACAAAGACGCGGAAGACTTCATGGATAGGAACACAACACGCCTGATCATCGAAAAGAACCGCCCAACATCAGAGGAGGGACACGCGGGCGACATGCTATTCAACACATCAACATTCACTATGGAGGCTCTATGAAAATTGTATTCGATATTGAGACAGACGGCCTCCTAGATAGGCTTACTAAGATACACGTCTTCTCGTGGTCGGTAGTAGGCTCTGGTGAGGTACACAGCACTAATGACCTTAGTACCATTCAGGAGGTCATGTTTAAGACTACAACAGCAATCGGCCATAACATTGTGGGTTTCGATATACCTGCCTTGATAAAGTTTGGCATCACAACAGATGCTACTATCATTGATACCTTGGCGCTGTCGTGGTACTTAGAACCTAAACGAGCAAGACACGGTTTAGCTCACTGGGGTGCAACAGTTGGTGTAAAGAAGCCAGAGGTTGAGGACTGGGACAACCTAGCCTATGAAGACTACAAGCATAGGTGTGAAGAAGACGTTAAGATTAACCTAGAGGTGTGGTACATACTAGAGCGTAAGCTCAAGCGCCTCTACCGTGAAGAAGGGGAGCTAGAGAAACTCACTGACTACCTTACATTCAAACTACAATGTGCAAGGGATCAGGAAGTATACGGTTGGCGCTTAGATGTGCCAAAGGCTCAAGCACTACACGACAAACTATTAGAGATGAAGGAGGACTCACAAACACAGCTATCACAAGCAATGCCGAAGAAGCCTATCACTAAGGTGATGAACCCGCCAAAGGTTATGTACAAGAAAGATGGTACACTTTCCTCAAGAGGCGAGGCTTGGCAACAGTTGCTACTAGAGTCCTACATGCCAGCATCTACAATGCAGCCTATGACTGTGTTGGTTGGACATGAGGATGGCAACCCTAACAGCCACGAACAAGTAAAGGAATGGCTCTATCAGCTAGGCTGGCAGCCACGGACATTTAAGTATGTACGAGGTGAAGGTTTTGGTGAGGAGCGCAAGATACCACAAGTACGAGACGGCTCAGACCTATGTCCTAGTGTAGTAGAACTAGCAGAGGTAGAGCCTTCGATCAAACTCCTAGAAGACCTTACGGTTATCAGCCACAGACTAGGTGTCGTTAAGGGTTTCATTGAGTGTGAAGTGGGTGGGTATCTAGTGGCTGGTATCTCTGGACTCACTAACACCTTCAGGTTCAAGCACAGGAAGCCTTTAGTTAATCTTCCTGCTGTTGATAAGCCTTGGGGTAAAGAGATCAGGGGGTGCTTGATTGCACCAGAGGGTAAGGTTCTAGTAGGTTGCGATATGGTATCCCTAGAGGACACTACTAAGCGACACTACATGCAACCATTGGACCCTGAGTATGTGGAAAGTATGAATGTTAAGGGGTATGACCCACATATTTCGCTCTCCGTACACGCGGGGGCATTAACACAAGAGGAGTACGAGTTCTACCAATGGTACCAAAAACAGAACTAGATGAGTTATTTGAGTACCAGAGTGGTGCTCTTTACGGGAAACAGGTTGGCTCAGAGCAACACTAAGTGGGGACAGGTTGGCTCAGAGCAACATTGCATAGGAAAAGCATGGAGGATGAGGAAAGATGGCGAAGATCGGTACTGGCCTAACGCTAGAACAAATGAAGTCCCTGCCAAAGGGTGAGCAAGCGGAACTAGCTTCACAGATTGTAGCTGTTCGAAAGGCGTACAAGGCTGTGAACTACAGCGCCGTCTATGGTGTAGGTGCATCGACACTCTCACGTGCCACTGGCCTCAAGGTTATGGCAGCTAAGAAGTTAATCACAGCATACTGGGACCGTAACTGGGCAGTAGAAAAGATAGCTGAAACAAGAAAGGTTCGTAAGATAGGTGATGAATCATGGATTTACAACGACGTGTCAGGGTTCTGGCACAGCCTACGGTCTGAAAAGGACCGTTGGTCTACTACAAACCAATCAACTGGCGTCTACTGCTTCGACCAATATGTGAAGCTAGTTAAGGGAGCTGGTGAGAAAGTCATTGGTCAATTCCACGATGAGGTAATCGTAGAGACTGATGATGCAGACAGAACAACTAAAGTACTACTTGAGTGCAAAGACAAGCTCAATACTATCATTCAACTCAATGTTCCACTGGACGTAGACTACGCCGTGGGCAACTCTTACAAGGATATTCACTAATGGCTAAGACAACAGTAATCGCAATGACAGGCTTCATCGAATACGCACGAGTATTCACAGACAACATGGATGCGAACATGGACTTCCACGCAAAGACGGAAGGTCAGTACAACGTCAACTTCTACCCAGAGACAGACGAGGACTTCGATAAGTTCTTTGGTGCTGGTGCTCCTCCATCAGCTATGGGCCACGACACAATCAAGGTTGGTAACTCAGAGTTAGCCTCTGGTAAGTACCTGAAGCTGAAGCGTCCTAACAAGCACCCTTCTGGTATCGAAGACTTTGGTGGTGCCCCTCTAGTGTTCGACTTCCGTGAAGGTGAAAGCACAAAGAAGTGGTCATTCAGTGAGGATGGTGAGCTAGGTAATGGCACTAAGGCTGTCGTTAAGGTCTCTATCTATGGTGATGGCTCTCGTGCTTCCATCCGACTAGAGAAACTAGCAATCACTGACTTGGTTGAGTACGATGGTGAGTCAAGTGGCTCTGTAGTAAATAAGGATGCGTTCTAATGCAAGTAGACATCAAAATGACCTTTAATGGTATCGTTAAGACTATCTCAGCAGATGTAGATTACCTAGAGGATTGGCTACACGTAGTCTCTGAGGCTACACGGTCTGAGTGGACCAATGTGGAGTCCATTGCGGCTGAACGATCAGATGGACGTATGGTCTGGAGTTGTGCAGCAGACGACCTTTGGGAATAGAATACATACTCGCGGGGACTTTAGCAGTCCTCGCGTACACTGTGTGGGAACTAGGTCGTACAAATCGTAAGTTGGACATCCTTTGGACAGCTTTACTTGAAGCAGCATATGAAGAGGAAGATGAGGATGGAGATTATTGACACTCGTGTCTACCTAATGGACAAAAATAACCATGAGTTAGAGGTAGATGTCAGCCTACTACAACATGGTTGGTTCACAGCCACTAACTTAGACCTTGGGTGTGACCAAGAACTAACACAAGAACAGATAGACTTAGCTCAGGAAATGTTTGAGGAGGAGGAAGCACAATGGCGAACATAGAGGCAACCCTTATAGACTCAATGGGGACGGACCTTAGCGTAGTTAATGCTGCTCGGGTATCCTTTGGTAAGAAGTCATCCTTTGAGGGACGTGTAGGTGGCCCTAACGTGTTGTCAAGCCGTGACACTAAGCTGGTCAAGTATCTAGCAAGTCATGGTCATATCAGTCCCTTCGGCCATGCCTTCGCCTCCTTTCACATCAAGGCACCTATCTTTGTAGCACGACAGCTAGTGAAGCATAAGTTCTTACGTTGGAATGAGATCAGTCGTCGCTACGTCGATGATGACCCTGAGTTCTATACACCAGACGTATGGAGAGGCCGTGCAGAGGACGTTAAGCAAGGCTCAGGTGCTGAGTGTAAGTCTCAGTACTTCCCTAGCATCTACGCTGATGAGGTCAACGCTAAGGCACTAGGAGACTACCGCAAGATGCTACAACAAGGTGTGGCACCTGAACAAGCTCGTATGATCCTACCACAATCCACCATGACCGAGTGGTATTGGTCTGGTAGCTTAGACGCCTTTGCTGACATGTGTCGCTTACGTTGTGCTACAGACACACAAGCAGAGACACAGAAGGTAGCATGGGACATTGCTTTAAAGATGGAGGACTTATTCCCTGTATCATGGTTAGCTCTAATGGAGGATCAGTACTGATGGCTAGATTTCAGGAGTTAGAGTCAATGACTAAGCTAGAAGAACTAAAGTCTGCTTATCATGCTGCTTATGATGCTTATGATGATGCTTATGATGCTGCTTATGATGCTTATGCTGCTTACGAGGCTGCTGCTCATGATGCTGATGCTGCTCGTGATGCTTATCAAGCTGAACTAAATAAAACAAAGGAGATAGGTGATGAGTGAGGTAGGGATAATGAAAGTCACAGCGTTGTCTGAGCATAAAGACGGCAGTGCAACCTGTACCTTCGACCTAGACGATAAGACAGCAGCCTTCGCACAAGAGTTAGGTCTGAAGCTACTACTCTACTGCGGTGCTACTGGAACAAACTTAGACTATGTATTCAAAAGCATATTGGGAGAAACAGATGAGTAACTTTTGCTTAGATTGTGAGGCTTACCTAGATGACGATGGTATCTGTGGTGAGTGTGAGTATGACAACGACATCATCAATCAACCAGATCACTACGCTAGGTTTGAGATTGAACCTATCACCTTCATCATGAAGAATGAGTTAGAGTTCTGGCGTGGTAACATCATCAAGTATGGTTCTCGTGCTGGCTACAAGATTTACGATGGTAAAACACAGGAGGACAGTGAGATCACAGACCTAGAGAAGATCAAGCGATACTGCGATATGCGTATCAACCAAATCAACGGTAATGAAACCTTATGAAGATACTAATTGATGGCGACATCCTAGCCTACCGATCAGCCTACTACTGCGAGGATAAAGACCCTGAAGATGGCGAACATAAGATCGACGACCTTGTGGACCGCATCCTAGAAGCTACAACATTCGCTGGTGGTGATGATGTGTGGGAGATGTTCCTTACAGGTAAGGGTAACTTCAGACACGACTTCCAACCAACATACAAAGCACAACGAAAGGAAAGACCTAAGCCTATCTTTCTAGGGGCTATGCGACAATACCTGATTGAACACTACAATGCTAAGGTCTCTGAAGGACAAGAGGCAGATGATGATATTGCTATTCGAGCCACAGAGCTTGGGCCTAGTACTATCATTGCTTCTATCGACAAGGACTTCCTACAGATTCCATGTGGCCACTACAACTTCAACCGAGGTACGCTAGTGACTGTAGAGGAGTTTGAGGGCTTACAGTTTGTCTATGGTCAAATCCTAACGGGTGACTCTGCTGACAATGTTGGTGGCCTTATGGGTATTGGTCCTGTTAAGTCTAAGAAGATGTTAGCTAAGGCAACCACAGAGCGTGAGTTATACGACCTCTGTGTCAAGGCATACAAAGGTGACGAAGAGAAAGTCATTGAGAATGCTAGGTTGTTGTGGTTACGTCGTGAGGAGGATCAGATATGGCAACCCCCAGAAGCAAGCTAAGGCAATCAGCCCTAAAGGCTGGCTACCGTTCTGGTTTAGAGCAAGACAACGCTAAACATCTTAAGGCTCATAAGACAGACTATGAATATGAAAAGTTCAAAGTCAAATTTGTGTCAAAACCAAGGACGTACACACCTGATTTCAAGATGTCTAACGGTATCATAATCGAGACAAAAGGACGCTTCATGCCTAGCGACAGAACCAAACATCTGTTGATTAAGGAGCAGCATCCACTGTTAGACATTAGGTTTGTATTCAGTAGCAGTAGAACTAAGTTAAGCAAATCTTCCTCCCAGACATATGGGGGGTGGTGTGACAAACATGGCTTCCTATATGCCGATAGATTAATTCCAGTAGACTGGATGAAGGAGAAACCCAAATGACAAGACTTATACAAATCTTAAGTGGGCCACATGATGATGAGGGTCATTTTTGGAATAGTTGTTTAGTTACTGATGGTAGATACAACTGGTCTGAGAACATCTACTACGACACATTCTGCGATGCTATAAGTGAGTTTGAGGACTTACGAGAGTTTGGCTATATAGAATTAGAGGACGAAGAAGATGAGTAAGACAGCAATCGTGTGGTCGTGTGGACACGCCTCACCAGAGACAAGCAATGAGCGCTTTGACTGGTTGGGTGGTCTAATCCACGACATCAAGCCTGACTACTGTGTAGACTTAGGCGATGGGGCTGACATGAAGTCTCTCAACTCCTACGACACTAAGAAGCCACAAGCATTAGTAGCTCAGAGTTATGAGAAAGATATTGTGTCGTATAATGAGTCACAGGAGTTACTTCGGTATCGCTTTAAGAAGAGTAAGAGTAAGCGTCCTAAGTGGTACGGCTTCGAGGGGAACCACGAGGCTCGTATTAGAACAGCAATAGGTTTTGACCCAAGATTGGAGGGAGACAAGTATGGCATTAGCTTCAAGCATCTACAAACGAAGAAGTGGTTTGACGAATACCACGAATACGAACACGGTGCCCCCGCCATTCATAATTACGACGGTGTTGACTACGCTCACTTTGTGGGCGCTGGTAACTTTGGTCGTGCCATTAGTGGTGTACATCATGCTTTTGGGTTACTACAAAAGCGCTATCGTTCTGTCAGCGTTGGTCACAGTCATAAACGTGGTGTATATTTTAAAGATGACGTTGGAAGCAACGGTATTATTGGGACCGTCGTCGGCTGTTACAAGGGCGCTCCAGAAGGTTGGGCTGGCCAAGCGAACAAAGAATGGTGGAAAGGCGTACTCATCAAGCGAAATATCCAAGACGGTATGTACGAGCCCCAATGGATCAGCCTTGAGACACTTCGAAGGACATACGGATCATGAGACTGACGCTGCACTACGTGGCGACAACAACACAGACACAGGGTACAGGGGCGCACACTTAGTGCGTTACCACCCAGATTATCATAAGGTGAAATGAATGACAAAGATTACAGTACCACAAACAACAATGAGCAATCGTCAGTATGGTCTGTGGGTTGAGGGTAAGATCATGACAACAGGTAGTGATCGTTTAGTTGAGAACGTCCTTGGTCTCGTAGGTGAGGCTGGGGAGATTGCTGAGAAGATTAAGAAGCAGATACGTGATGGTAAGTTAGTAGCAGGTGAAGACATCATTAAGGAGCTAGGGGATGTAGTGTTCTATGTTACTGCACTAGCTAACTACTACGACAGTGACTTAGATGAAATACTAAAGAAAAATGTTGATAAGTTGAACAGCCGCGAAGAACGTGGCGTACTAGGTGGAAGTGGAGATAACCGATGACTATGTTTTGGCGATACATTAATTACTTGGCTACTTGGCGTGAGCATCGTAAGGCTATCAAGCAGCTTAACCAACTAACAAACCGTGAGCTAAACGACATTGGCCTCAGTCGAGCAGACATTGACCGTATGGTGTGGTTGAAAGAAGACAAAGACAAACGTGGTCGTGAGACAAAGTGAGTATAGAGAACTACAACTACATGGCCGTAATGGTCCTATTTGATAAATCACTAAGAGGTACTAATAATGACAATTCGTAATGACAATGGCCCTAAGCTGGGCATCTCTGAAGAAATCCACGCTATGAAGTACCGCAGTAAAGGTGAGACCTTTCGTGAGGCTATGACCCGCGTAGCTCAGTCCCTACAGGACGACGATGAGCACTTCAACAACTTCCGTGATGCTTTATATCACATGCGCTTCCTACCTGCTGGTCGTGTACAATCAGCTATGGGCGCACCACGAACAGTAACTCCATACAACTGCTTCGTCTCTATGACTATCCCAGACAGCATGGAAGGTATCATGCAAGCTGCTGCTGAAGCTGCTAAGACTATGCAACTAGGTGGTGGTATCGGATACGACTTCTCGACACTACGACCACACGGTGCTCACATCCGTAGCCTTGACAGCCGCTCTAGTGGCCCTCTGAGCTTCATGGGCATCTTTGACGCACTATGTAAGACAATCAGCTCCGCAGGGCACAGACGGGGCGCTCAGATGGGCGTACTGCGTGTTGACCACCCTGACATCCAAGAGTTCATTCGTGCTAAGAACAACTCAACATCCTTTACACAGTTTAATCTGTCTGTTGGTGTTACTGATGCGTTCATGGAAGCTGTAAAGAATGACACAGACTTTGACCTAGTGTTTGATGGTCGTGTGTACAGTACAGTGAAAGCTACAGCACTCTGGGATGACATCCTACGGTGCACATGGGATTGGGCGGAACCGGGAATTCTGTTCATCGATCGTATTAATAAGAAGAACAACTTAGCATACTGTGAGTATATCGCAGCTACCAACCCCTGTGGTGAACAACCTCTGCCACCAAACGGTGCATGTCTACTAGGTTCGTTCAACCTTACACAATATATGGAGAAAGATGAAGATGGAGTATGGGAGTTTAATTATGAGAAACTTCAGCATGACATCCCCTACGTTGTACGAGCAATGGACAATGTTGTTGATCGTGCTACTTATCCGCTAGAGTCCCAAGAGAAGGAAGCTAAGGATAAGCGTCGTATGGGTCTTGGTGTTACTGGTGTAGCAAATGCTATTGAGGCTATGGGGTATCCTTACGGATCACAACCATTCCTTGATGAGCTAGAGAAGATCATGGCTATCATTCGTGATACTTGTTATCGTACCTCTGTATCCCTAGCAGTCGAGAAGGGTCCATTCCCACTCTTCAAGCAAGAATACTTGGACAGCGACTTCATGCTAACAATGCCTGATGACATCCGTGAACTTATTGCTACTCACGGTATTCGTAACAGCCACCTGCTTTCTGTGGCACCAACAGGTACTATCAGCCTTAGTGCAAACAATGTGTCCTCTGGTATTGAGCCAGTGTTCTCACACTTCTACGACCGCACTATCCAGACCTTCGATGGCCCTCGTGTTGAACGAGTAGAAGACTATGGCTATCGTGAGTTTGGTATCAAAGGTGAGACTGCTGACTCTCTGTCAGTGTTCGACCACGTAAAGGTTCTCAACCTTGCATCTAAGTATGTAGACAGCGCATGTTCTAAGACCTGTAATGTTGGTGATGATGTTACTTGGGAACAGTTCAAGCAAGTCTATATGGCAGCTTATGATGGTGGTAGCTCTGGTTGCACAACCTTCCGTGCATCTGGTAAACGTTTTGGTATCCTTAACGCTGCTACATCAGAGGATGCTACACCAGAGAAAGACTCAGGGGACCACAGCTTCGTGGATGAATCTTCTGTAGATGAGGTTGGTGGGGCTTGTTACTTTGACCCTGCTACTGGCCTTCGCACTTGTGAGTAATTAAACAAAAGGATGACCCAATGGATGAAGACGACTTCTTTGACATCAACGAGTACGACTACATAGTTAGTGGTATGGCTGGTTACTGTATGTCTGATATGAATAAGGAACAACTTTGGGTCATCATACAACACGCAGACACTGCCCTTGAGTTCTGTTTAGCACAGGAAGCTCAGGAGAGACTCAACAACGTAGTAAATACTTATTATGAAGGAATAGATAATGGTTAAGCAAGCACCTAAGTCACGAAAAGATGCTCCCGATAAGAGAGCGACCACATACAAAGGAGCAGCTAAGAAGAAGACATCAGGTTTAGTACCATCAACTGACAACCAGAAGAAACTAATAGACGCTATCGCATCCTCAGACCAAGTGATTGTGTTTGGCCCTGCTGGTACAGGTAAGACTTACGTGACTACCACCTGTGCTGCTGACCTTTATACAAAGAAAGAGATCGACAGGATCGTAATCACTCGCCCTATGGTATCTGTTGGTAAGGATATGGGCTACCTTCCCGGAAATTTAGAAGAGAAGGCTGCACCTTGGGCCATGCCAGTACTTGAGGTTCTTACCAAACACCTTGGTAAAGGAGCAGTAGAGACTGGTATTAAGAACGGTAACATTGAGATGGCACCACTAGCCCTCATGCGTGGTCGTTCCTTCGACAATGCTTTCATCATCTGTGATGAGGCTCAAAACATTACTACACACGAACTTAAGATGCTCCTGACCCGCGTAGGTGAGGGATCAACCATCGTACTCAATGGGGACATTCAACAGACTGACCTTAAAGAAGGCGATGGCTTAACCAAAATCACACACCTAGCAAAGAAGCACATGCTTCCTGTACCAATCGTAGAGTTCACCTTAGACGACATTGTTCGTTCAGGTATCTGTGCACAGTGGGTTAGAGTGTTCTACAAGGAGAAACTATAATGTTTAAGTATCTAGCAACGGCCATTGTCTTAGCTCTGGCAACACCAGCATCATCTGCTGTGGTATACGACGACACTACTAAGAGCCTAGCCATCACTGGCAAAACTACTAAATTCCAAGCAATCATGGTCTATCTTGCTATGCGGGATAATGATGTACTTACTGTAACTATCTTTGGTGAGGGTGGAGATTACTATTCAGGTCTTAATATTGGTAGGTATATTAAAGAGGAGGGGTCAGTAGTCATCATCCCTGCTGGTAAGAGAGCAGTCTCTGCGGCAGCATTCGCAGCACTAGGTGGCAGTAAGGTTGTAGTTGATGGTGAGCTTTGGTTCCACACACCTTACCTTACTATGGTGCCTACAAACGTAACAATCCTTGAGATCACTCAGATGTTTGGTAGGGCATATGTTGATATGTCTAGTTACTTAGCTCAAGTGGGTATCCCAATATCATTCGGCCACGACCTCCTAGTACGCACTACAACTTCAAAGTTTGTTGTCATTGATGATGGTGAACAGATTGATCGTATGAGGGCCACTGAGGTACTTTGGAGCAAGGCTATCTACGAATACCGTTACGCAACTTCAGGAGTATAAGTTATGTTTCTATTCTTTAAACAAAAGCAGTGGGCCTTATGGGCCTACGGAGGGTCCATAGCGATCCTCCTAACACTTTGGTATCAAGTACAGCTAGACGTACAAATCAATGAGTGGTTCGGTTCATTCTACGACATGATCCAACAAGCACTCAAGGGCGAAGGGGACATCACACTTACTCAATACTTTGGTGAACTAGCAACCTTCGGTAAGATCGCTGCAATCTATATTGCTGTAGCATTATCAGTTAGCTTCTTCACACAGCACTGGTTGTTCCGCTGGCGTACCTCTATGGTTGCTCACTACCACAAACTATACAACAAGGCCAGAGGCATTGAGGGGGCCTCACAGCGAGTCCAAGAGGACACTGTTAAGTTCTCTAGGATCATGGAAGGCTTAGGTGTCTCCTTCGTAGAGAGCATCATGGTTCTTGTAGCATTCTTCCCGATCCTAATGGGGTTGTCTTCAGGTATCGTAGTGTCCTTCTTTGGTGAGTGGCCGTATGGTTTGGTAGCATCAGCAATCATCTGGTCAGCAGGAATTACTATCATCCTGTTGGTCGTT